CAAGGATCATCAAATACAGTAACAACGTTTACAGCATATGTTGACCAATTTGATCAAGATACTGGATTTTTAAGATTATACGATTATAAAGGTGGTAATACTGATGGTACTCCATTTGCTGCCCAAAAACTTAAATCTGATGATGGATTGACTGAAGCTGATATTGTTCCTGGAACTCCTATTATTTACGGTGATGGTCGTGCTAAAGCAACAGCAAAATTTGAAAATGGTTTGATTCGTTATCCTGGTTTATATCTAAACACTGATGGACAAGTTAGTGCAGATAAAGTATTGCAAGATGGAGACAAATACCACAATTTCTCATATGAGATTACATCACACACGGACTATGCAACATTCAAAAAACCTATGTATGATATAGTTCATCCAGTAGGAACTAAGATTTTTGCTACTCGGGTCGTTGATAATACTGAAAACTTGAATCAAACAGAGGCAAATACTGTTATAACTATAAATACATTACCTGTTAAATTTAATATATCAGCAGGCGCAAATTCAACTTCAAATACTACTGCCAATCTGATGAATTATGTGAATGTTGGTGATACTGTAATATTCACTGGCGTCTATAAGTGGATTGCAAATACAGTAAACGTCCAAGCTGGCTCAAACACAGTATTTGGCGCAAATTCCAACTTCATTAATGATCTGATTGATGGTGATATCATTTACCTTTCAACAGGAAATACAGAAATAGTTACAGTATCAAATACAAATTATCTGACTACACAAAACACGATTGGTGTTACAGCAACAGGCGTAACAATCAATGTGTATTTTGATGAATCTAAAACCGTAACATTTGTTAATGCTAACACAATAAAAGTAGATACAATATTTACTGCAAATTCAAACTATGTTGCCACAAACGTCCTAAAAGTTAAATAAATACTATTATGCCATCACTCTTAACTAAAAACTTCAGAATCTTACTAGCTCAGCGTCTATATGATTTGCTGGATCTAACTACAAATTCACTGCTTCCAGATTCACAAAAACACTATATCTATACAGTTATAGGCAAACAATTACCTTGGAATTCAGGAACAGAAGTTCCAGAAACACCTTTAGAGTATGATGCTGCTTTAAATGACTATTACAGAAATGGTATTTTTGCCAAGCAAATGTCTTATAACAATGCATCATTGGTTGTTCCTAGAGTAGACTGGACAGCAAATACAAAATATAATACATATGAAGCAAATACAAATTTCTATGTTCTGAACAGCAAAGATCAGATATTTAAATGTCTGGCAAATAATGCTAGTGCAAATTCAACCACAGAGCCACAGTTGACATTATCAACAACATCTTTAGAAGAGCCATATTTAAAAACAGCCGATGGTTATAAGTGGAAATATATGTATACTCTAGCATCATCACAGAAACAAAAATTTCTGAGTGATGATTGGTTACCAGTAACGTATAATAAGTTTGTTCGTGCCGCAGCAGTTCCTGGTTCGATTGATGTTATCAATATTACAAATTCAGGTAATAATTATATCAATGGTTCAAATGTTGCAATGATCACTATATCTGGCGATGGAACTGGAGCTTTGTTAAAAGCAAACGTTGTCGCCGGGCATGTTGTTAATGTTGTTATACAAGATCGGGGTTCTGACTATACATATGCATCATTAACATTTGATGACTCCGTATCTCCATTAAATGGTACAGGATCAGGTGCGGCAGCAACTGTGGCTATATCGCCACATGATGGTCACGGCTATGATCCTATCGAAGAATTGGGTGCATCTACTATAATGTTTAATGTGGAATTTAAACAAGGTGAATCTGTTGATTTACCAACTGATAATGATTTTAGGCAAATCATTGTTCTAGAAAATCCTTTTAAGCATGGAACTTCAAATTTAGCCACTGGTTCAGCATACACATTGTATACTACAGTAACCACATCCCCAGGTGTTGGTGATTTTAATAATGATGAGGTGGTTTATCAAGGAACAACTTATGCTGATGCAACTTTTACTGGTGATGTTCTATCATTTAATGAAGTGGAGAACAAATTGTTCCTGAATAATATTCGAGGAACATTAACAACAAACATGGCAATAAAGGGTAAAGATACTGGTGCTATACGTGTTGTTAGTAGCTACGTTGACCCTACTCTAGATTTATATTCAGGCAAAGTATTATACATAGCTAATAGACTGCCGGTTACCAGAGATACAGCACAAACGGAACGAATTCGTTTCATATTGAGTTTATAACGAGGAATAAATGACTACCCTATTCAATTACGATCCATATTACGATGATTTCGATGAAGATAAAAATTTCATGCGGGTTCTTTTTCGTCCTGGCTATTCAGTTCAGGCAAGAGAATTAACTCAATTACAAACGATATTATCGAATCAGATTGAAAAATTTGGTAACCATATCTTCAAGAATGGTAGCCCAATTATTGGCGGTAAAATTTCTCTTGATAGCACAGCAAACTATGTTATCCTGAATGCTCAATATAATAATACTGACGTTGTTCCATCAGATTTTATAGGCAAAACAATTGTCTCTTACAATTCAACAAAGTTGGTAAGGGCTATAGTTATTGCTGTTAATATATCAAATAACAATCCAGTTCTTGTTATAAAATATTTGACTGGTGATAGATTTGCAGAGAATGATGAAATTCAAATTTATGGTCAAAATATCTATGCCCAATTAATAGATACATCAGCTTTTGGCGGATCATATATTGCAAGCATTCAAGAGGGTGTTTATTATTTCAAAGGTCAATTTGTAAAAGTTACTCCACAATTCTTAGTGGTTGAGTTATTTTATAGAACAGGAAATTCTTCAACCGTAAATACCCAACCATCATATAAACTTGGTATTGAATTTGACGAAACAATTGTTGATGAAATTGATGATACATCATTGCTTGATCCAGCACAGGGCGCATTTAACTATCAAGCACCAGGAGCTGAACGTTCCAAGATTGCAACTATTTTATCAAAACGCACAATTGACTCTTCTGATGTTTCTTCATTCTTTGAAATCATTCGTTTAGTTGATGGCGTAAAAACAAAAGAGATCGATTATCCTATTTACAGTGAAATTGAAAAAACTCTTGCTCGTAGAACATATGACGAATCAGGCAATTACACAGTTGATCCATTTGTCATTTCTCTAGCAGAAGGTGATTCAGCAAACGGTATGTTTGATATTGTTCTAGATCCAGGTAAAGCATATGTCGGTGGTTATGATTTTCAGACAATTGCTCCAACAATAATTAGTTTAGATCGTGCCAGGGATGTTGCTAATGTTGAGGGTTATGACATTGTAACGAACTATGAAAATTCTGTTGCAATTGATAGCGTCTATGGGTCATTGGATATTTCAAATTATCCAATACTTGATATCCATTCAGTTGCACATCCTGCCGTAAACACAACCACAACTGCTGCTTACAATTCAACAAAAATTGGTACAATTCGTGCCAATATGATGGAATACAATGATTCGACTACATTAGAACTAGGCAATACTCATTCATTCATCATCAATACATTTGATGCGAATACAATATCAATTACCGGCACTACACAAGCAACGGGATCAAATACAAGATCAATTAGATTGCCAGCAGCATTCTCATCAACAATTGGAACAAATGCATATGCAAATATGTATTTTAGAGTTACCGATGCGGGTGGAACAGCAATTTCTCCAGTATTAGTTCAATCTTCAAATGCAACACATATCTACTTAACATCAGCTTGGCCAATTATTCCAGCATCAAATACCTTTTCACTGGAATCAGATTTTAAGAATGCCGAGAGTTTTGTCGTTAAAGATAGTATCACAAAAACTTTTGGTGCAAATATCAATAGCGATTCAAAAGATATAACTACTGGTTTTGCTACTATATCTGGAACAAATTATGGCTCATTGATATTTGAAGTTCCTTATCAAGCAATGAAGCCATCAACAATCACAAACTTAGATTTCTATGCAAAGAAATTTTACAATAACAAAATCTCCGATGCTGGCGGTGTAATCAGTGTTAGTGCTGAAGGAACAGATACTTTCCCATTCTGTGGATCAGTTGGTGTTATCTCTGATACAAATATTCGTGATAACATTATTTGTATGGTACGCTATGATTCAGCAGCAAATGGAACTTCTGGAATTGGTGCTAATACAGTTTTAGGATTAGCAAATAATCTATTCACAGTAACCGCAACCAGTGCAACAAATTTTGAAATTGATCTAAACACTTCCGGTGTTAAAGTTGATTTATTGGTTAACACAAAAGTTAATAATGCTGAAAATTCTAGCACGGGTGCTATTCGTGGCAAGCAATTAATTCCAGCAACAACAGGATTAGACTTACATGCAAAAGTTCCGTATGAATTAAACGTAGCGGGAACACCAGGAACAGATATTCTTTATGCCGCAAATTCAGCAGCAAAAATTGCGGTTGGTGGTTCAGGATATGTGTTTAATACGATCGGTTCAACCTTCTTTGACGATACTACACAATTAACTAATTTAAGAACGCCTGGCAAAGTAGTTAGTTTGCAAGTTCCTGATGTTGTAGAAATTGTAAGAATTACCGATTCTAGAAGCCCAAGTTCAAACGTAACAACAGCAATGTTGACTAGTTCAACATATGATGTTACAGATAATTACTTGTTTGATAACGGACAACGTAAATCACACTATGATCATGCAACAATTACTCTAAGACGTGGATACAGTGCACCAAGAGGAAAAGTGTATGTGACCTATAAATATTTAAGCCATCAATCTGCGCCGTCACCACAAAACGATGGTGTATTTACAGTTGATTCATACCTTAAAACTGGATCTAATTTCACATATAATGAAATCTCATCTTTCAATAATTCCGCTGAGGGTAAACTAGTTTCCCTAAAATCAGCATTTGACTTCAGACCAACAAAAGGAATTGGTAATACTACAATTTCTGGTGCTGTTAATCCAATTCCATCAGGCACACTAACATCAAATTTTGATTATTACTTAAGCAGAATTGATCGTGTTGTTGTGAAAAAATCTAGGGACTTTGAGGTTGTATCTGGTCAGTCTGCTATTGTTCCAACAGTTCCCAGTATCACTCCTGGAGATATGTTAATCTACACATTAAATATTCCAGCATATACCGAAAGTGTAAAAGATATCCGTGTTGATTTTGTTAATCACCGTCGTTACACAATGGAAGATATTGGTGCTTTTGAAAATCGAATTAAACAACTTGAATACTATGTAACATTAAACACATTAGAAAAAGACGCCGCTTCAACAAAAATTATGGATGCCAATGGTCTTGATAGATCCAAATATGGCATTCTTACTGATAAGTTTTTATCTGATGATGTAAAAGCATCTAGGACAGATGTTGGTTATGATAATCGTTGCTTGATTGATTCTGGCGAATTAAAACCAGCATCGCTGATGAGAACAATCGATCTAAAAGCAAATTCATCAGTTTCAACTGGAGGCACTAAAACACTACTTAAAGGTGTAAATGGTCAATCTGTTTTAATTTTGGATTATACAACAGAGGCTTTAGCTTCACAGCCATATGCTACAAAATCATCACAGATTTCTGGTGCTCTTTATGCGAACTTCAAAGGAACAATGCGTTTGTTTCCAGAATTTACTGGTGATGTTGATTCAGATACTACAGCAAAGGTTACTTTAAATTCTAACCAAGGCATTGAAAATGCATTCAACTTTATCAATGATGCATTCAAATATATCGGTGATAATAATAAACAGTGGTCTGACGATAAAGATAGTCCATTTGCTCAGGTAGCAGATTCAAGATGGTATCAAACAAGGACTGAGACAAATTTTAGTGATACTCATGTTGCTTGGGTTGTTCCTGGCAGAGTTATTGGTAATTGGGCCGCAGTTAATGAGAATTCATATCTTACTTCCGGCGCTGAATTAAATCAGAAACAGATTACAACTTCAACTTCACAGCAAACTGTCGGAACATTTGTAACAGATTTGGCAATTCAACCATACATGAA